AATGGTTGGGACTTGGAACGGTAAGACTAGGATTTGTAGTTGATGGTAAGTTTATTCACTGCCACTCATTCCATCACGCAAATCTTATCAATACAACTTATATCACAACAGCATCATTACCTTTGAGGTATGAGATTGCAAATACTGGAATTACAACGAGTGCGAGCACATTAAAACAAGTTTGTTCTACTGTAATTTCAGAAGGTGGTTATGAACTTCGTGGATTGCAACAAGCAGTAGGAACACCAGTTCAAGCACCAGTTGATTTAACAACAGCGGGAACTTATTATACTGTTTTATCAATTCGTCTCAAAGCAACACCAAATAGATTGGATGCAATTGCAATTCTAACTGCACTTTCAATTCTTGGTATTACAAATAATGCAACTTATAACTGGCAAGTAAGAGCATCTGGAACATCTGTTGGTGGAACTTGGTCTGATGCTGGTCTTGATAGTGCTGTTGAATATAAGATTGGTGGGGGAACTTATACTGGTGGAAGAATACTAGCATCTGGATATACATATGGTTCCAATCAAGGTTCAACATCAGTAGATATTCTTAAAGAGGCACTATTTAAGTTTCAGTTGGAAAGAGATGCACTAACTGGGACACCCTATGAACTTTCTATTGTGTGTGCTTCTGATGCTAATGGCGCAGATATTCACGCTTCTATGGACTGGGAAGAAATTAGTAGGTAATAGAGATTTATAAATAACTAAAAGTGTACTTATAAAAATAATGGCTCATAGACCAGTTGGATCTGGAGTTTCCTTTACCACATCCACAACTTCATCAAAATCATCGGCAATTTCAGGGAGAAGTAATGTTCTTCGTGTAGTGGCAACTGGTGCAAATGCTTTTGTTGCTATTGGAACAGAACCAACTGCAACAACAGGTGATTACTGTATTCCCTCCGGAACTTCAGCAACAATTGCAATTGACAACGGATCTGCAAGAATCGTTGGTGTCACAACTGGAACTACTACATACATAACTTTCCCCGAAGGACAAGCATCTCCTTTTGGTATTGGTGATTATGTAAGCTTAACTGCTTCTAATCAAACATATTATAATTTTACACATGCTCCAGTTGTTCAAGTTTTCAATAGTGCTGGAGTTGATGGATATTTTTCAACCATAATTGGTATCGCAACAGGCACATCTGGAATTGCTACCGCATTTTCGGATCCCGATGCTGTTTTAAGAAACTCATTCAAAGTTGCCGCAATTACTGATAGTGGCAGTGGAGTTCTCTACACACAACAAGTACAAATTAGCGGACAAGCCTAAAATGAAACTTATTAGAGAAGAAATCGAACAAGTAGAATTTATCGTTGAAAACAAAAACGGTAAAAAATCACTTTTTATCGAAGGAGTATTCCTTCAGGGTAACATCAGAAACCGTAATGGTCGTATGTACCCGATGGAAACTCTTCGTAGAGAAGTTGCTCGTTATAATGAGAATCATGTACTTCAAGGAAGAGCTCTTGGTGAACTCGGACATCCAGATGGTCCCACAGTAAACCTGGATAGAGTTTCTCATAAAATTGTTTCACTGAGAGAAAGTGGATCTAATTTTATTGGAAAGGCAAAGATTCTTTCTACCCCCATGGGTAAGATTGCAGAATCTTTAATTTCCGAGGGAGTAAAACTCGGAGTATCATCTCGTGGTATTGGTTCACTCAAGTTAACTCGTGAAGGAATTAATGTTGTTGGTGATGACTTCATGCTTGCAACAGCAGCAGATATCGTTGCTGATCCTTCTGCACCTGATGCTTTTGTTGAAGGAATTATGGAAGGAAAAGAGTGGGTATGGGATGGTGGAATTCTGCGTGAAAAATATGCAGAAAAGACCTACAAGACTATCAATACTCTTGTAGATCAAAAAAGATTAGAAGAAAACAAGTTGAACCTTTTCAACGATTTTCTCGCAAATCTTTAAATTATAAATAAATATAGTTTATAACTAAAGGTTAAACGGAGAGTTCAAATGTCTCGTGGAGATTTACAAGAAATGGAAGTAGGCACAAAGCAATCCAAAACCGCTGTAAATGCTAACGCAAAGGCGGCAGAGTCGATGCCTCACATGACAGATCCAGGAACACAACTGGGTAATGTCGAAGATCTCGGTGGTCCCGATCCTTCAAACTATCGTCCTGATGACGATTCAGCAAAGCTCAAAACTCCTGGAGCAACTCTTAAGCAAGTAAGAGATGTTGTAAATAGGGGAGCAAAGGGTGCTGATGCTATGAAAGGTCTTCGTAAAGAAGATGCTGATTATGATGAGGATGAAGAACTCTTAGAAGCCAAGCACGAAGAGGAAGAAGACGAAGAAGAGGACGAAGAAGAAGAGAAAGGTAAGAAGAAAGAGAAAATGGAAGAGCAGATTGACATCGAAGAAGATGTTAATGCACTGCTTGGTGGTGAAGAACTCTCCGAAGAGTTTAAACAAAAAGCAAAGACAATTTTCGAGGCTGCTCTGAAATCAAAGGTATCTGAGATTAAAGAAGCACTCGAATTCCAATACGAGGAAAAACTCGTAGAGGAAGTAGAATTAATTAAGGAAGCACTTGCAGAAAGAGTTGATTCTTACCTTGAGTATGTTGCCGACGAATGGTTCACCGAAAATGAACTGGTAGTTGAGCAAGGACTGAAAACCGAAATGACTGAGAGCTTCCTCTCAGGCATGAAGGAACTTTTTGAAGCACATTATGTATCAATCCCTGAAGATAAATATGATGTCCTTGAGAGCATGGTAGAAAAACTTGATGACATGGAGACAAAACTCAACGAGCAAATTGAGAAAAATATTCTCCTCAACAATCGTCTTGCAGAGTCGGTTGCTGATGGAATCTTTGATGAGATTTCCGAGGGTCTTGCGGCCACTCAGAAAGAGAAGCTCGCTTCACTTGCCGAAAGTGTTGAGTTTGAAAGTGAAGAAGAATATCGTGAAAAACTGGAGATGCTGAAGGAATCTTATTTCATAGCAAACAAGTCTCCAAAAGCACACACTGAAACTCTTTCTGAGGGTGTAGATCATTCAACCGAATCTATTTCGGGTCCGATGGCCGCATACCTGAGAACTCTTCAGGCTGTTGCTAAAAACTGAATTTAAGATTAAATCAAACGTAAACATTCACAATAGGTAAACGCAAATGTTCCATTCCGAGCATCTGCAGGAAAAGTGGGCACCACTCCTCAACTATGAGGGTCTTGATCAAATCAAAGATTCCCATCGTAGAGCGGTAACCGCCGTCCTGCTCGAAAACCAAGAAAAATTTTTAAGAGAAGAAGCTGCATTTGGTAGCAGCTTCAACCTGATGGAAAACCCAACCAACTCAGCTAATGCTGTTGGTGGTTCTGGTGGTTTCGGTGCTGGGTCTGCTGCTGCAGGTCCTACCGCAGGTTTCGACCCAGTTCTGATCTCACTGATCAGACGTTCTATGCCTAACCTGGTCGCATATGACCTGGCTGGTGTTCAACCTATGAGTGGTCCTACTGGACTCATCTTTGCGATGCGTTCCCGTTATAACACCCAGAGTGGAACCGAAGCATTCTTCAACGAAGTTGATAGTGCTTTCTCTGGTCAAGATAGTGGACTTGATGAGTCTGCAGGATTCTCTGATGCTGCTGTTGGTCTTGGTACGACTACTCAGTCCGGCACCAACCCTTCAATCCTGAACCCTGTTGGAACCGCAACCTCGACCGCATATAATGTTGGTCAGGGCATGGTAACTGGTGATGCTGAAAACCTTGGCGATGGTGCTGGTGATCAGTTCAACCAGATGGCATTCTCGATCGAGAAAGTCACCGTTACTGCAAAGTCCAGAGCACTGAAGGCCGAGTATTCACTCGAACTGGCACAAGACCTCAAGGCAATTCATGGTCTGAATGCTGAGGCTGAACTCGCAAACATTCTCTCAACCGAGATTCTTGCTGAGATCAACCGTGAAGTTATCAGAACCATCTACAAGATTGCTGAACAGGGTGCTGTAGAAAATACCGCAACTGCTGGTGTATTTGACCTCGATATCGATTCCAACGGTCGTTGGTCGGTTGAGAAGTTCAAGGGTCTTCTGTTCCAGATCGAAAGAGATGCTAACAGAATTGCTCAGAGAACTCGTCGCGGAAAGGGTAACATCATCATGTGCTCTGCTGACGTTGCTTCAGCACTGACCATGGCTGGTGTTCTTGATTACACCCCTGCTCTGAATGCAAACCTGAACGTTGATGATACTGGCAACACCTTTGCTGGTACTATCCAAGGTAAGTACAGAGTATAC